CGATGGCGATCAACTCATGGAGGAAAACATGAAGCACCTCGTGGAGTGCTGTCTGGGATAGGGACTTATTGTTTATCGGCGTTGCACCGAAATCCCCTAAGCGGTAAGTCGCTAGCTTCGCATCGTCATTGAACTCGACTGATGCCATTGCATCCTTGGCCTGTTTCTGGCCGCGCTCTATTCGCCATCGGTGCAGGCCCAGCAAGTCCTGCCAATGTTTAATGAATGCATCAAATTCAACGGCCTGACTTTGGCTCGGGATGTTTTGATGCTTCATAACTTCAAAGTAAAGTGGCTTCTGCTAGTCTTCGCCTTGTTAGACCAGGGAGAACTCTGCCAGCGGCCTTGTTCCATTTGACGATCTCTTCTCTGGCCCCAGGCCAATCCTTCGCGTCAATACGCTTCTTGAAGGTTGAGATACGGTAGTTCCCCAATCCGACGTTGTAAGAAAAACTTATGACAGCAGCAAGTCTGCCGGGAGGCTCCTTGATAAGCCCTGGAGATAGTTTGAGCACCCCAACACAGAAATGCAGAAGATGCTTTTCCAGCTCTGCCTGGGCCTTCTCAACAGTCCAGACCGTCCCTTTCTCAATGTCAGGCCCGGTACACCCCCATCCGATAGTCCAAGGGTCTCCATTTGTCCCAGGATCAGGATAGGCGGTGCAATCACCGTTTGGGAGACGCTTGGCATAGCCCTCAAAAGGCTTTACCAAAACATCACCCGCCAGTTTGATGGCTTCCGTAGTCACTTCTGGTACTTCTCAATGCTTCTTCCAACGAACCAGAATGTAAGGCACATATTCAGCATGGCAAAGTCATCCTCATCCCAAACCCGTGTGATGATCTCTGTCCAATGCCCACCCGTCTGGAACGCCATGACGATCGCCGCGGCCTTGACCGCCGCATACATAAAGAACAGCGCCCAAGTAATCCCAGGACGCACCAAAGCAGAGACCGCTGCCACAAACCATCCCGCCTCTTTAGCGGTTGTGGCCTGCTCCTTAAAGGCTTCCTTGATGGCGTCGAGTTGGTTGACGCTGTAGTCAACATATCGCTCTTCCATCTTGAATTGACCACGCATCTTCTCCAAATCGGTTTGGAGGCTGAACATGGATAGCTCATGCTTGCGCTCGTTGCCCTTATCCAAGAACTTCAGAACTTCAGGAGCCAGACGAAACAGACCACCGAAGATAGAACCGAGCAACCCACCACTAAGAATTTCAAACATATCAGATCACCATCGCGTAAACCATGAGAGAGGTTCCGAGTCCACCGACCAGAACACTCACCCACAGGAGTTGAACCATTACTGCAAGAATCGCAGCAGATGAGAGAACAATGGAGAGTTGGAGCGCCATACCCGCATACGAGAACCAGGGACTCCGTGTCTTGGCGAGGTCACGCGCAGCCTCAGCAGCCCGAGCCTTCTCAGATATCTCCTCCATGTCGGCTCGTTGCTTTGCTTCCTTCTCCGAGGCTCCAGAGGTCTCATAGATCGTTGCCCTGACATTCTTGGCTTGATACCACGCCCAATAATTGTTCGCTTGGATCGTGTTGTTCAGGACTTTGGAGGAGTTAGAGCCACCAAACATCCCATTCACGGCCAGGATCAGCGCAAAGATAGAGATCGTGATCGCGGCCCATTGTTTGACATACGCCTCTCTCTCAGAGCGAGACATTGTGTTCGGCAGGACTCTCAAAATCCACACTCCTTAGAAGACTTGCAATGGCCCCATCCTAGATAAGCCATGTATGCCATAGCACCAAGTGCTATAACGATGATCGTCGCCCCAATGGTGGCCTCAATCATCTGAGCGATCTGCTTCTTTCTACGGGCTGCGGCTTCCTTCTCCCGCTTGGCCTCGAGCGCATCATCTCTGTTCATCTGAGCCACACGAATCTGGATGTTTTCCCAAACATCAGCATTCCCGGTGGTGAAGAACATCATCTTCAGTTCGTCTTCGAACTGCTTTTGCTGCATCAACTGGAGTTCAGCCTGGATAGCCATCCCCATGTTGGAGCCGCCCTTCTTTTTAGCCTGGGCTACAGCTTTCGTTGCCTCGTGTTTGGCATCGAAATACTTACCAAGAAGAGGCCCAAGACTGCGAACATCGTCGACAGCCTTGGACGCCTTCTTGATTAGATTGACCGCTGACGATACAGCAGCTATCGCGGTGAGCGGATCGATCACAGCTTAACAACCAATCCCAACAAGATGAGAATGATTGCCCCGGCACTAGAGAGAAGAATCTTCTCTAGCCGTTTAAGTCGCGCATTGATCCCTTCGTATCTTTGCGCGCAAACCGCTTCATGCGTGTTCAGCCGAGCTTCCACCTCGCTCACCATCATCTTTCCCCAATGATTGTTTAAGCATGGAAAGGAATGCCTCCTTCCCCACCCTCAACTGGTCTAGCTGGAACTGGCAAGAGTTCATCTTGCGATCCAGGTCGACACAATGCTCTAGAAGCATCTTCTCCTCTTGAGAGAAGGTCTCCAGGTCGTATTCTTGTCCATCGATCGTCACTTGGGGGGCTTTGTTGTTTCCCATCGTGTTCTCCATTTACCGCTGTCAAGGGCCAGCGGTTTGCCCATTTACCAAGGCAGTCCCGACACCACAGGAGGATTGGCCATGTCTTGCAGTTGCTTGTCCAGAGCAGCTTCTTTAGCAGCCATTCCGTCAGCACCCCAGCGGGTCGTGAGCCAACCTTTAACATCAGCCTCAGTCAGTTCAGCGAAAGGCTTGAAAGAGCCTTCCTCGGTGAACGACTCAGTGCCGTACTGAGAAGCAGTAAATTCACCAGATGTTTTGGTAACAGTCCAGTGAACCACGGTCACAAATCCGTCTATGGATAAGCGATCCATTTGGTTGATGATGATGTTCATTTCAGTTCCTTTCTTACTTGGCTTCAAGTTGCGCCACACGGGCGCGGAGGGATTGCAGTTCAGCGATCAGCAGCGGCACAAGAGAAGCGTGATCCATCTGCTGATACTTTGGCGTGCCGTCTTCGTTCACTTCGTCCTTCACGCCGCTGACCGCATAGGACGCAACCTGTTGGGCCTCGTGCGCGATCATCATGGGACGCTCAATCGTCGCCCCGTGCATCTTGCCGCTGTAGACCTTCAAGGCGTCAATCTGTGCGCCCGGGTCGGTCACGGGGCCGATGATGTCCTTGGCGCGATAGTCCGAGGTCGTGTTGTACCGAGTCAATCCGCCTGCGCGGTTGTAGTCAATCGACCCCCGACCAGAGCCAGCATCTGTATAGAACTTAACAAAATTGTTGTCGCCGGTGGTGGCGTTGTTCCAGACGCTGATTGCTTCATCAGCAGATACCGTTTGCCGCACAAGTGCGATGCCCTGGAAGTTGGTGTCCGTGGTATTTACAAGCCATTTACCACCCGACGTAATCCGTGCGCGTTCGGAGCCGTCAGTTCCAAATGTTAATCCGTTGTTGCTGTGGTTATATTCCAACCAACCACGATAAGCGTCTGCTCCTGAAGTGCCGTCTGCGAAGTACACCGAACCTGTGCTTGCAGTGCCGGAATAGACAGTTAAGCCTTTATTTCCAGAGCCAGCGCCGATTACTAGATCGTCAGCACTAGGATGCAGACTACCGGGACTGGTGCTAATAATTCCCAATCGTCCGTCAGCATCCAGTGTCATCGCCTGCGTGAAACTGATGGCGTTTCCTGCGGTGCCGGAGGGGGCGGTGCGCCAGATGTGCTGCCCTAAAAACTGATAGTAGTCAGCAGCAGCCGCTGCGCTGATATACCTGTAGGTATCGCTGAAAAAATAGTTTGAACCAACACTCGCAAAGGTTGGAGAGCTTGAAGCACCCCAGAAACTTGCATTGCGTATTTGAAGTGCGCCCGTAGACCAAGCACTCGGCGTCACCCCCAGACCGAGGTTGCCGGAGGAGTTAAGCAACAATTTGTCACTACCAGAAGTGCCAACAATAAAGTTGCCACTTGAATCACCATATAAATAGTTGTTTGTTGCGCCAATATTGATCCGGCCATTAGAGCCATTTACCACATTTACTGTGCCAGCAACATCCAGCTTGTACCCCGGCGAACTTGTCCCAATACCCAGACCTGTGCTGGTCAGGCGCATTTGTTCGGCGTTGTTCGTTTGAAACACCAAAGGAATGTTTGTGCGGGTGCTTATAAAAGCATTGCCACCGTCAGTAATAATGTCAAACGTAGATGCGTTGCCAACTGTAAGTTCAAGACCAGCAAATCCAGAGGTTGAATTAACAGTTAAAGACCTTGCAATGCTTAACTTATTTGGACTTGTAGTACCAACACCCAAATTCGTCCCATCAAACGTCAGCGCACTCCCCGTGGTCAGCACCTTTGACCCATTGAGGTAGGCCACTCCGTTGGCGGTTCCTCCGTTGATCGTGACCGTCGAGGAAGTGGTCAGGGTGGTGAACGATCCCGCAGCAGCAGCGGTGCCGCCGATGGCAGGAGGACTTGCGAGATAAGAAGTAAATCCTGCACCGGATACCGTAGACGATGCAGACAATGTAGTGAATGCACCAGTACTCGGAGTCGTAGCACCGACAGTGCCGTTGATGTTGATCGAAGCTGTGCCAGTCAGGTTCGTGACCGTACCAGACGAAGGAGTGCCGAGAGCGCCGCCGTTGGTCACGAAAGCGCCAGAAGAACCGACGTTGATGCCCAGAGCTGTGGCTACACCCGTGCCGAACGAGGTGATGCCCGTACCACCGTTGGCAACAGGCAGAGTTCCCGTGATGTCTGCTGTGGAAATATCCAGCAAGTCCCAGGAAGTGTTCGTTCCGTCAGTCTTGAGATACCGACCAGCATTGGAGGTCTGGGAGGGCGCTAGAGCGTTAAAAGCAGCGTTGGCCGTGGTCTGACCCGTACCACCAGCAGAGATGCCCAGAGTCGCAAAGGAGAGCGTTCCAGAGCCGTTTGTTTGGAGTGCTTGACCGGACGATCCATCAGCACTCGGAAGCGTCCATTGGACGTTAGAAGCGATGGAAGCAGGAGCGATGAAGCCGACGTAATTTGTGCCGTTGTCGGTGTCCTCGTACAGCTTCAGATCGGCTCCAGAGGCCGAAGTACCCTTGGCCGCGAGCGTTCCTACAACCGTGATGTTGTCACCAGCAGCGCCGGACTGGAAGTCCTTGAGCTGGGCCATAAGCTCACGAATGGCATCGTTGATACCAGAGGGCGCGCAACCCTCTCCGATATTGATGCCATCAATGTCCGTATTGTCCCCGGCTGTCGTGGAGAACTCTGAAATCTTTGCGCGTGGCATCTTTAGCTCCTTGGTCGGCTAACCGATTTTATGGATTGCTCGTTGACTGGGCAATTGGTATGTGGAAGAATGTTTGCAGGCTTAGAACTTGGGTGTACCAGACCTTGATAGCTCTAAGCCGCTGGCTGCCCCCTGGGTGTTCGTACTGGTACTACGAATGCTCAGGGGGTTTTTACTTGGTGCGCTATGGAACTGACACAGCAATTCCTTCACGAACTCTTTGAGTACCGCGATGGCCTTCTCTTTTGGAAAGTTGACCGCAGAGGAAACAAGTTGAAAGGCAAGCAAGCTAGCCGACTCAAAAAGAGCAATGGCTACCATGAGGTGACGATCAACAAGAAAAAACATTACGCTCATCGAATCATCTTTTTTATGGCTTATGGCCGCTGGCCTGAGCAGATCGATCACATTGATGGCGATAGATCAAACAATGTGCTGTCGAATTTGCGCGAGGCAAACAATGCCCAAAACAATCGCAACACAGGACTCAGATCAACGAACATGAGTGGCTTCAAAGGTGTCTCTTACTACAAATCAAACCGCAAATACATTGCAAAAATCACAGTCAACTACAAAAGCATCCATCTCGGCTGCTTTGACACGCCGCAAGCCGCACACGAGGCTTATAAGCAAGCTGCTCTGAAATTGCATGGTGATTTCGCAAGAATTGGCTAGGCCGCGATGTTGATTCCATCGATGTCGGTGTTATCACCAGCGGTGGTCGAAAACTCTGAGATTTTTGCGCGTGGCATGATTTATTCCAATCCAAATGCAGTTCCAAGACCGCCAGCAAGAGCCTTCTTCTTCAGCTCTTCTGACAAGGGTTCAACAGTCGCCTGTGTTGCTCTACGCATCATCTTGGCAGCGAGTTGAGGATCAAGCATTGCGTCCACTAAGAGCTGGCGAATAGCATCGTCTGAGCCGTTGTAGAGCCAATTCATAGGAGCCACCACCTTGGCGAAGGCGGGAGGAACCTCTCCGAACATTTGCTTTCCAACAATGCCCCCGATTATGTTCGCGGTACTCAAATTTTTAAAGGTGTCTGAACCCGGAACTTTGGTGGCTCGAGCCAAAACGCCAGAGTCAATGTCCTGAGAAACACGCTGCAAGACCGCAAGTTGAGTCTTGGACAGCTTTGTGTCTTCTGCTGCGGCCCTGATAGCCCTGGTGAAAGAAGGCTGAGAGATAAGGTATTCCCCGATATTTGACGGATCGGGGATCGTTGACATCACTCTTCCACGGAACTGCTGAGCAGCTTCCATGCGCTCAATGCCTCGGCTAGACTTAGCGTACTTATCAAGGTAATCCTTGTATCCAGGTGCGGCGGCATCAATCGCATCATCGACAGAGCGAATGACTTGCTCCAGTTCGCGCTTGGCAAGACTGTAAGCAGCACCCTCTTTGTCCAACAATCCTTGAGCGGCATCGCGGAGGTCTTTGCGAACCTCGTACATACGCGCAGGCGTGGTTCCCCTTGATAGTTGCTCTTTGGCCCAGTTCATCGTTTTGATGACCGTTCCGCGAGCGCCAACATCCGATTTAAGGATGTCGTCAATCGTCCTATTAACCGTCAGAGCGGTGGCAGATTGGAATGTCTCAGGAGAAACATTCTGAGCCTTCAGGAAGGCTTCCTCTCGCAAAGGAGAGGTGACCTCATCACGCTTTGACATTGCCCTCTCAAGAGCATCCTTATCCTTGGCAAGACGGTCAAGGATCGCCATCCGAGCGCGGTTGGCTTCGACCTGTTGCTGGGCAAACTTACCAGTCTGGTCAAGTCCACGGATAGGAGTCTCAGCAGATGCCAAACCGATATCTCGGGTGGCTTGTGCGGTTGTGGGGCGATAGCCTTGGATCGGTTGCTGATAGCCCTCAGCCGCCATGATTGCGCGTTCCGCATCAGAGGCCAAAGACCGAAGAACATTCCCGGCGATCACCTCGCGGCCAGCTTCTGTACCAGGCCGAACGATCTCTCGAGCAGCTCGGCTAACCGTCTGAGCGCCACCAGCAGAACCCGGGATCATTGCGCCACCAAACAGACCAGCAGCCAACTGAGCGCCAGTCCCGCCACCCATCTCTTTGACTGCCTCAGTAGCGGAAGCGGCGGTTCCACCAGCCAATACCTGAGCCAATGGACTTTGGGCAAGCATTTGTAGCGTCTGCTGTGTAGCCGTTGGTTGCAACTTTTCTTGTGTTATCAATGCCGGGGCTGTTTTCTGAGCTACTTGAGTGCCCTGTTGCGTCATGGCTCTAACAGATGGAGCAACAGCACGATTTGCAAGTGCCTCTGCCATTCGAGCAGAACTCCCGGCCCCACCCATTGCTTGAGCGATGGACTGAACACCCTGCTCCATTTGAGTCTCAGGCTTAGGAAGCCCAAGAATGTCAGCAATGATCTGCCCAGATCGAGTCGCAGAGATTCCACGCTGCTGAAGAGTAGGAACATTCGCCCCCATCTTCTGAGCCAAACCGATTCCCACATCCGTCAATGCATACGGGACATTGGCAACCATCGACGGAAGGGACGCTGCCCCTTCAATCCCAGCCCGAGCAGTCAGGCCCAACTGGCGCAGGAGTTCTTCTGCACGAGACCGCTGAGGCTTTGGAGACTCACCAGCCATGACTTGCAAAGCGGCTGTTGAGACATCCTCCATCCGGCCCGCAGCGATAGCTTCAAGGTCTTTATCGGAAAGTTTGGACAAATCCATTATTGCCCCCTACGACGGCGCTCAAGCTCTGCTCTGGCTTGTGCAGAAAGATCACCAGGCGTTTGTTGAACCTGTGTAGCGCGACTCAAAGCCTCAGTCAAAGGATTCTGCAACAGAGAACCATCTCCACCCATCTGTTTTGAGATGCTTGCGTATGGGGCTTTTTGCTGCTCCAGGGTCTGGGCGCGAGACTTGACCTGTTCAGTAACCACTGCGAGCAGTTGATTACGCTCTTCAGGAAGCAGGGTCTGCCCACTAAATGCTTTTTCTGCTAAAGCCTTCACACTTTGAGGAATAGATCGATTGCCAAGAATCGTGGCCTTATCGCCTTCCTGCACCGCACCAGACGGATCGTAAATCTTGCCGACTGCGTAAATCAATGCACCATCAGCGGCTTTATTTCCCTGGTTACCCATCCGAACAGCATTGGCCGCAGCCAAGTAGCGATCAGCCACTTCCATTGCGCCAACATCTTTCAGAACACTGCGCCAATCTCCAAGAATTCCTGATTGAGCCCTAGCAACCGCAGTCGGGTCTTTCAGATCAACCGCTACACGAGGAGCCTTACGCTCTTCCTTGCGGTCAATGTATTGTTGAATCTGTCCTCGCTGCTGAGTTGAAAGCTGACTTACAGGAACATTGATCCCAAGCACTTGCATGGCTTCAAGAACCTCTCCAGCAGGCTTCTCAGGCTTTCCTGCTCCAGTAGCAACAACTCGTGTCTGCCCTTCTGGAGTGATCTCCGTAAGCGTTTCCTCTGCGCCAAGTTTGATGCGCTCAGGGGCATTCAGCTTGCGGAAGGCTTCGATGGTCGGCAGAACCTTCCCTGCAACATTCGGGGCTTGCGTCAGAAGCCGCTGTAGCGTGTTCATGTCAATCTGAGGTTGACCGACCCGCACGCCTTCGCCAACCCGCTGACCCATGATGTCTTCACCATAGATTTCTTGGGTTGCGCCAGGACGAAGAATCTGCGGCAAAAGGGCTTGCGCGGCCTGCTGCTCTGCTCGAGCCTGCTGACGCTCTGCCAGTTGCTCTTGGATCATCCGATCCCGCATAGCCTTGTCATAGGCTCCTTGGTAAGCCTGCTGGCCTGCGGCTACACCCTGCGCCAGAAGTTGACCCACACCGCGACGCTGAGGACTAGGCCCAGCCCCAGCAAGTAAGGATAGACCAACATTCAGGAGTCCTTGTTGTTGGGCTTGTTGCCGAAGACGAGCTGCTTCATCCTCTCCGAAAAGAGCATTAGCGTAACTCGGGCTTTGTCCAAAAAGTTGAGCAAAAAGTTCATTCATATCACCCACCCAAAAGGCCAAGGAGACCGCCGCCAATCGCGCCCACAGGCCCGAACATCTGACCACCA